CGCCATCTTGTAGTGTTACTGTAGCTGTATATCTAACATCGTAATCTTGTACGTATCCTAAGAATTTAGTCTCATCACTTGTATCATTACCTTGATAAGTAGCAGTATTGTTTGCAATATAACTGTTACCATTTACCTGTAAACTACCTTCAATGTTTTCACAATTACTATTTTGTGAGGAACCTGCTATTGCACTACCTCCAGAAAATGACCAAGTTAGTGTACCAGATTTACTTTGATCTTCATTAGTGTCATCAAAGGTTGGGCCTTGAGCACTACCTCCAGACATCCTATCTACCTTTACAGAAGTAACCCTGTAAAATGTATTGGGTGATGGAGCTGTACCGCTATATAAAATGTATTCAGTATTGTAAGCAACAGTATCCAGCCTAGCATATGAATAGTCTCCATTGTTAATTGGTGTAAATGTGTTACCTGTAGTACCTACAACTTTATTAGGGTTAGCTATAATTGTGTAGTCTTGAATTGTGGTAACTGCATATGGTGATGTAGCTCCAGCTAAATATTGAAAAAGAGAATCTCCGCTAGAATTTGTCAGAGATTTTTCAGTACCATCTGCTAAATCCCATACTCTTATAGGCATACCACCACTGTTAGATGGTGTAATTTGTACTAAATATTTTTCATCTCCATCTCGTAATATCTCATACCAATGACCAGATGAGGTAGCATTAGTAAGAGTCCCAACAAACTCTGCAGGAGGACGTTTTTTAAGACCAAATGTTATATCTGGAACGGCATTATCACATACCCTTAACTGTCCTGGAAATTTTATTTTATCTGGCTGTTGTGATACACCCCCTAGAAAGTTTGGGATACGTTGATTAATTTGTGCCATTACATTCTTCTTAATACTTTAAATGGTCTGTATACTGTGTTAGCATCTTGTTGATATTGGAAATCATTAAATATATTATGATCCGATTGCTTACACTCATACTCTAGTGCTAAGGCTCTTAGAGAGGCTTCATCTGCCTCAAGTAACCTAGATGACTGTGGATTGTTAACCATACGGTTAGAGGCGATTCTGGATGCTCTAGCGGTTATATAGTCTTTAAATGGTTGTGGTAGATCTTCAAAATCTATCATCCATATCATATCAAAATATAATTTATCACAATTTTCAAAAGTAAAGGTATGACCTTTTTTATCATACACTTTTTTTACACCGTTATCACTACGTAAAACTACGTTGTAGTCCTTACCATGTTGGAATATATTAAGATCCATTTGTAAAACATTGTTAGGAACTATAACTTGATTATTAGTATCGGTGTCGATAGGATACTCATTCTCTGTGTTGTATGACCACCCTCAGCTTGTATCTCACGGCAGACTTGCCTTAGAGTCTTTTGTGCTATAGCCACTTCGGGGCTCTGCACTGTTAATGTATTAACTGGGGTTTCTCCAACGCTCATCAGGATTGAGTTGACAGCATCTAGTTCGGTAGACACTCCGTAAGATATTTGTGCCATAAAAAAAGGGGGGCGAGTGCCCCCGTATAAATGTAAATATTATGAGAAAGCTGCTGGCTTTGTAGTTGTTCCTGCGAACAATTCTACACAAGCTGCTGGGTTCACATAATCTGCTCCCATAGCCATGCGTCCTAGGATGACATCGCCTTGGTATACCACTGAAACGTCTCCAGAAGTTACTTGAACTTGTGGGCCAATGGTTTCAACAACACCTGCAGCTTCTCTTTGGAAGATAAGTCCACATGTGTTTGCAAAGTTAGAGGCAGCACCGTAGTTCTGACGAGCTCCGTAGTTGTTGCCTGTAGCTGTATTAGCTGTTTCAATACCTTCAGATACGAATGAACCTGTATTTCCAGGATCTATTGTAGCAAGGTCAGTTCCAGCTGATGCACCACTTGAAGGTGCAAATTTTGTACCATACTTAGAGAAGAATGGAGCGTTCATTGACTTGTAGATTTGAATACCTGCAATTTCAATTACTCCGTTACCAGACTGAAGTGCTGTACCTTGTACGTCTCTGTTGATTAGACCGTTACTACCAGCTCCTTTTATAAGGTTGTAGTACTGTCTAGGGTTAAGTACGGCAACCCGACCATCATCAGATACTCCTTTTTCATCTAAAGCTGCTGCAGCTTCATAGAAAGCTGTAACTAAAGCTGAATCATCAAGAGCATCGTCAGCGTCTGAACCAGCACCAACTTGAATTTGTGTACCACCAGGCTCTACGAATCCACTTAGGGATACTGGAGATGCCTGTCTAGCACCTTTAGCGATAGCTCTAAAGATTAGTCTATCATACTTTTGTGCAAGTGCGTAGCCGATCTTTTTAGAGATCTCTCCTCTTAGCTCATAGTGAGCAAGTGTCTCATCTAGCTCGTAGACAAATGCACTAGAGATGAGTAGATCATCAACTGTGATTGTCTTTTCTGCTACTGGAGGAGTTTTGTCAGAGTTTCCTAATATAGAATTTCCAGGTGTGTGGTACTCCGCACTGGTACGTCCAGTGTAGATGAACTGTAAACTCTTTCCGTTTGTGAGTGTACGCTTCATGACTAAGTCACGTGCGATTGTCTCTCTTTGGAATCCAGTAAACATCTCACCTGAGAACAACTTTAAATATAAATCTCTGTTGCTCGCAGCGTTTGTCGCTGTGTTTATCCTACCCAGAAAGGTTTGTGAGGCAGGATTGTTTGTTGACTGTTGTGCCATTATTTTGTAAGGTTATATGTATCGTCTCTAGATCTAGAATTGTACGAGTCTTAATTGGACTCATTGAGATTTGTGGTCTATCCCACCGTCATGACGGCATTAGGTGTCCTCCGTAGAGGGCTAATACCAAATGTAGAGGGAGGCATTGCACCTCCCATGTCGCTTAACGAGCTACTTTATGTATGTGATAATGTGGTCGTTTCTCAGACATATGCGTTTGAATGTGACTTATTTCTAAAGCCCCCATTACAAGAGCTAGACCGATTATACCGAACCAAATTGCTCTATCAGTCATTTGATAATTTAAGATAAAGGTTTAGTACATTCACCAACAACTTTCTGTTCAAGATAAGATATGATTTTGTACTTTGCCTGTGCATCAAGATGTGGGTCTTGCAGCACAGAATATTTTGACATTATGAAATCATCACATGTCATCTTCCAGTCATAAGGACTAGAGAACTCCTGGGATGATTTGACCTGTTGTGGCGTAAGCACCAATAAGAGCAATAAAGCCAAGCATGGCAAGGCGACCATTAAGCTCTTCTGCAACGTGCCATCTGTCATTTTCATGGTTGTGGTGTGTCATTTTTTTCTTCGTTTGTGGTTGTAGTTAATTCTTTTAGAACTTGTTTTAGATTTTCTAAATCTTGCTTTTTCACCGCCAGACATCTCTTTGGTAGTCTTAGGTGTTTTGGATGAGACTCTACGAGATGGACGACAAGCGGGGTAGCCTTTACGCTTTTCGCCTTTCTGTCTGCCACATGGCTTACCAGTTTTTACGTCCACCCACTTCTCTTTAAACCATCTTTTTAAACTCATCTCTTTCCTCTAGTATATCCTTTAGCAGTCTTTCTTTTACCGCCAGATTTTACTTGTCCTTTACATACCTTTACACCATACGCATTAGCATATGCTGAAGGGTATACCTTGAACTTTCTTTTTGCAGCTGCTTTTCCACGGGCACATAGTTTAGCCATTACTTCTTCTTGCCTCCGTGTTTACAGCCACATTTAGATCCTTTTTTGTGTGCCATTATGCTTTACCCTTTTTGTTTTTCATCATTTCCTTAAGCCTTCTCTGTTCCTCGATAGCTTTATCTAGGTTAGAACCACCAGTAAAGGGGTCATCTTTAAAACGATTTTGTAGGTTCTTAAGATTTCTTGGGGTTATATCTATAGCAATTTTATTGCCCTTTTTTTTGCGGACTGTACCGTCCTCGTTCTGTATCAGTGCCATTAGAAATTACCATTAAATGCGTCTTGAATTTCTTTTTCTCTTTGTCCTCTAGATTTAATATGACCACCAGTAAAAGGTA